GCGGAGGGACTCCTTATACTGGACCTCTCGACATCGTACCGGGGGCTGTTGTCGCCTACGGTCAAAGAGCACTCTCAGCTGCGATGCGCGGGTCTTCGGTCATTACGTTGGATAATGGAGCACCACAGAGTTTTAGTACCGATGCCACGACTGGCGAGCCGCCGATTTCAACGATGGTGGCGTTTGCTGGTACAACGCATTACGATCTTGGGGGCGTTCTACTCGTGAGTGGCGGTTCTGGCTACGACGACGGGATCACGCCATCGACGTTCGATGTGACGCTGGTTGGTGGCACAGGAACGGCCGCGATTGTCAATGTCACAACAGACGGTCTTGGTACTATTGTTTTGATAAACAGCATCACGCTCGCGGGTGACTATACGGTCCTGCCGAGCGATCCTGTCTCTACCACTGGTGATGACGGTACGCATCATGGCACAGGTCTCACTTTCGACGCCGCCTTTACGGTAATCTCTGGCGCAACTGTGACATTGTGGAACGATCAGAGTGGAAACGCCAATAATGGCGTTCAGGCAACTTCGGCCCGCCAACCCTTCTGGTTTCCATCGGCATCTGGCGGTAAGCCTGGCATCTCCTTCGATGGAGATTTACAGCAGTTTCTCACAACTCTTGCGAATGTCGCTCTGCCAAACAGCGAGATTTATGCTTATGCAGTGATTACGGATGGCTCCGCCTATTCGCCGTTTATGGGGTGCAATGTGCAAGGGAGTGTCGCGGGATTTTCATTTGGTTTACCAGGTGGCATCACAGCGATGCTGGAAAATGCATATGACGCAGGATCAACTAACACTGCTGGCGGTAACTCAGACATAAATGTCGTAAATCCATATCGGCCTGTGCTAATGGAGTTCACGATCAAATTTGGGGGGAGTGTCCTAACAGCAAACGGCGCCGATGTGCCGATTACCAACAACAATGATTTCGGTGGTCCTTATGGTGCGATTTCGTCCATTTCCGGTATTGGAGCCGACGATGCAGACATCGCGCATGCCGACTTCGCATATTGCACGATTTGTGAATTGGTTATTTATCCAACCATTCCATCCGATCCCAATCAACTCGCCCTCCGCCAAAACACCACTTCCTACTACGGGATCGCGCTGCCGTGACCCAAGTTCCACTCCTCACCGAAGATCTCGGACGCGTCCTCACCGAAGACGAGTTGTTCCATCTCATCCTGGAGGAAGGTATGCCTACGATCACTCGTCTCGTGCCACTCGCTCGTCAACAGGGCACGCAAATCCCCTCCGTCCTTCCCACCGCGGACTGGTGTGACTCGCGCTCACTCGCTGCGAACACCGCCGAAGCGATCACGCCCCCAGTTGACGCTGACGGCAACAAAGCCACTATCTTCCGCATCAACGCGTCGGCTGGCCCTCTCTACATCAACTTCAACGCCACCGCTGTCATCCCAACGGGCGACACGACCAACGGCACGTCCGCGATCATGATCCACGCCGAACTCGCCCCCGTCCTCGTCGTCGCGCCGCTCGCCACCGACACGCTCTCGATCATCTGCGGCTCGACCACCATCGTCACTCTTGAGGCGTGGAATTGAACGCGCATGACTGCCCAATTCAGGAGCGACTGATGGCACATATCAGTCAATGTGAACGCGACCGAGAAGAGATACGAGAGGAGCTAGCGCGGCAAGACGCAGCGCGTGAAGACATGCACCGGGAGAACCAATCGCGCTTAAGTCGTGTCGAACGCTCTGTCTACATCGCTATGGGCATCGGGGCTGCTCTCGTCGCACTCGAAAGTCATCTTAACTTCGTCAGCTTGAAGTGGGTGCCATGACTCCTATGCAGGTACGGCCCTCCCGTCATAGCCGTCGTGCGCGCAGTGCGCGCCGTCAGCGTCTCGCGCTCTGGTCGCTCGCGCTCCTCCTCGGCGCGGGCAGCGCGGCTGTGTTCGCCGATTATCCAGGTAAAATCCCCAACGGCACCGTGCTCGGCAACATCAGCGGCACGACGCGCTCTCCCTACGCGATCTCAGACACCACGACGGTCAACGGCGTGCCATGCGCGCTTGGCTCGACGTGCGCCGTCTCCGCCACTGCCGCAGGTGTCACCATTGGCTCCACCACTGTCACAGGCGGTACGTCTGGCGACGTACTCGTCGAAGTGAGCGGCATCCTCCAGTCTGCCACCCGCCTCACCGCCGCTCATCTCCCCACCGACGTGTCGTACTTCGATGTCGCCGAGACTCGCACCGCCCTGATGACGGTGAACAACTCTGATCTCGCGCTTCTCGGCTCCTCAACCGGCAAGACCACGTTCACGTCGCTCAACGCGGGTGCGTCGAACTTCACTGTCAATCTCCCCGGCTCGACTACGAACGTCCCGATCATCCCGCAAGTCATCACGGTTGCGGGGCCGACGGCGGCCCGAACGTGGACCGTGCCCGACGCCTCTGTCACTCTCGCCTCTCTCACCACCGCTGACCAGACGCTCTCCGGCGGCGCGAACGTCACGTCGCTCTCCATCGGCACAGTGACAAGTGGCACCACCACCATCGACTGTGGCACGTCACCCCTCCAATACCTCACTAACGGCGGTGCGTTCACACTCGCTGCGCCTGCCGTCGACGGCTCGTGCATCGTCCAGACGATCAACAACGGCTCAGCGGGCACGATCACGTTCTCCGGCTTCACGGTCGGCTCCTCAACCGGCGACGCGCTCGACGTGACCAATGGTCACATGTTCGCCATCTCGATCTGGCGGATCAACGGCACGTCGGGCTATCGCGTGGCGAACTACCAATGACGCGCCGACTTCTTGCTCTCGCCCTCTCGGCGGCGCTCGTCTCGCCTGCGTCTGCGGCGAGCTTGTTCACGCCCGAGACGATCTTCCCCTCCGCCGGTACGGCACAGTTCCCTGGCGACATCGCCACATACACAATGTGGTGGGGCGTGCGCGCGTATTCGGCAGCGGTCGCTGCGACCGGGACACAGAAGGCACTCGACCTTCGCCGCGTCAGCGACAACGCTACCTGCACCGCCCTGATCGGGACGAATGGCGATCTCGATCTCACAGTCGGTACGCCTTGCAACAGTTCCACTCAGACCGTCACGGCGTGGATCGGCGCATCGACGGCGCGCGTGTCTAAGATATACGATCAGACCAACGGCAATGCTTGCAGCAGCGCGTCGTGCGATCTCGTCCAAGCGACAGCGGGCAACCAGCCTCTCCTACACCTAACAGGATGCGGTGGGTCGGGCACCCGCCCGTGTCTAGAAGGAGTATTAGGACAAGGAAGCGGAGCATTAACTGGCGCTAACAACTTTACCACGGGTACTTCACACTCAATAAGTCTAGTCGCCGATCGCTCTACCGGAACTCAACAAATTCAAGAAATATCTGGAGTTATCGGTCAAAGTGCTAAAGCACTGTTCCCACACGTAGCAGGACAGTGGGACTGTGGAGGAACTACCACTACCGCCGCGGATGCTACATGGCACGTCGGCAACTGCGCAGCAGTATCAGGTATAAGTAACACCACTATCAACGTCGATGGAACCGAGACGACGGGTACAAGTTCACAGTCTAGCTTAACCGGAAAACCTACAATCATCCAAATGTCTGGCGCAAGTTTAACGGCAGTGTTATACGCCGAAGGTGGCTTCGCCGACAGTGTTCTTTGGACAGTCGGTACTCGCACCGCGCTCTGTCATAACCAGCGTCTGTACTATGGCACTGGAGGCTCGTGCTGATGTCTCACCTCGACGTAGTATTCAGCTTTATGTGTATCTGCGCGTGGACTTTAGCGACGGTGTTCGGAGGGATCGGCACGTTCTATCTCGTATGCACCATTCTACACCCTGATCTCCATCCGGCGATGATGGCACAGGCGTTTCTGAGCGGCGCAGTTATCCTCACGCTCTTCCGGGCTGGTTGATGTCTGCCGCGCCTTCCCCCTATCGCACTGTCATCGAGGCGATGTTCCGTATCGTCGATAAGAGCGGCGTCGCGTGTGACTTCCGACTCAACGACGTGCAGGCGCGGCTCGACGCGGGCTGGACTCGCCGCAACATCGTCCCGAAGGCTCGGCAAGAGGGCGTCTCCTCCTACATCATCGCTCGGTTCGTCGCGAAGTGTCTGACTGAGCAGAACCGTACGTGCGTCATCATCTCTCACGAGGCCGAGGCCACCACCCGTCTGCTCGGCCGCGCTCACTACATCCTCGAAAACTTGAAGCTCCCCTCCGATGTCAAACCAGTCCTCGGCACGAACTCCCAGAGAGCCATCGTATTCAAAAAGACGAACAGCACTATCTACATCGGCACCGCTGGCTCCCGCTCCTTCGGACACGGCGACACCATCACCGATCTGCACCTGTCTGAAGTATCAAGATACCCTGATCCTGAAAGCATCGTGCGAGGTACATTCCCAGCTGCGGAGCACGGGGAAATTACTGTTGAGTCTACGGGCAACGGTGTAGGCAACTGGTTCCATCGCCAGTGCGTCCGTGCCCGGGAGGGCGTGGGGTTCACGCTCCACTTCTTCGCGTGGCCCGACGCTCCCGAATACTCCATCCCGTTCGCGAGCGAGGAAGCGCGCTCCCACTTCTTGACGGGGGTGCAAGAAGACCTTGGTGAGCCTGCGCTCCTCGCTCGCGGCGTCTCCGCCGAACAACTCCAGTGGCGTCGAGAGCGCCTCACAATCGACTATGAACTCGACCTCCACGCGTTCGCGGAGGCGTATCCGTTCGACTTCGACGAGTGCTTTCAGTCAAAGGGGTTTGGGTTCTTCCGCCGAGTCAGGTTCGAGGAGACTGCCGCATGGACGAGAGAGTCAACGCAACTTCATGTTCTCGCCCCGCATCCCCTCCCCGGCCACATCTACACCATCGGCGCGGACCCCGCTGGCGGCGTAGGCGCAGACAACTCCGTCGCTCAAGTGTTCGACCTCGTCGCCCAGTGCCAAGTCGCTGAGTACGCGAGCGGCACCGTCGAGCCGCCGGAGTTCGGTGAAGTGCTGGCTCAACTCGGCAAGAGGTTCAACTTTGCGTACATCAACGTCGAGCGCAATAATCATGGCGGCACTACTCTCGCCCGGCTGCTGGACGTATATCCGGTCTGGCTGGTCCATCGCGGCTCGCGTGGCGAGGAGTCTACGCAACATGTACTCTCGCACCTATCACACTACGGCACGCTTACGACGGCTTCGTCGCGTGGCATCATATTGGGCACGACGCGAGAGCTACTCGCGACGGAATGGACGATCCACTCGCCCCTCCTCAAGAGCGAACTTGCCACGTTTATTGAGAAAGATGGCAAGGCTGAAGCAGACAACGGTTGCAAGGATGATCGCGTCATGGCGACGTGTATGGCGGCGGTCGTCGCTGAACGCGCGGGCGTCATCGGCTCGGTCGGCGCCGACTGGGAGCAAGCCTACGACTCCTACGAGCGAGTAAAAGAGCGCGACCCGTTCTCGTTCGAGGCACTGTTCGGCGAGCAGGGGCGTGAGCGCGAGATGTTTGGGACGCCGGAGAGGTTTCACTAATGATTTGGATCATAAGTACTGGCATTGTTAGTTTGCTTGTCGGTCTTGTTGCAGGTTTCTTCGTCGGGCTACGCTGTGCCGACAACGCAATTAGCAATTCTATTAGGTGGTAACGTGCGCGTCCTCTTCATCTCCAAAGAAGGTGACGGGCTCGGTGTCGCGCAGCGGCTCGTGTTAGAGGGGCATAATGTCGATGTGTACGTGGCAGACGACCGTTTCAAAAACGCAGGCCGAGGTATTGTCGGTCGAGTGGGAGATTGGCGGTTAGCTATACGTCGTGCTGATCTTGTCATCGCCGACTGCGTCGGGCTCGGCAAGTATGAAGATATTGTCCGTCAGACCAATCGCCCGTCGATTGGGTTCAGTCGTGCCCTCGACACCATCGAGCTAGATCGTCGCAAGGGCATGGAACTGTTTGAGCGCGCCGGGATCAAGACGCCGGAGACGCTCTACTTCGACAAGCCCGCCGACGCGCTCAAACTCACCGCTCAACACGGCTGGGGGGACGGATGGGTAGTCAAAGCGAACGGCAACATCTCGACGGCGAAGACCGCCGTGGTGAAGGACGAACTACTCTGGCCCCGCGCCGTGCGCCAGCTACCGCCCGAGTGCAGTGGCATCATCCAACGAATTGTCAGTGGCGTCGAAGTCTCGACGGAGGGTTGGTTCAATGGGAGTTCGTTCGTCAAGCCGTTTAACCACACGTTCGAGGACAAGAGGTTCCTCGCTGGTGATCTCGGCCAGAACACGGGCTGTATGGGCAACGTGGTACTGCGGGCCGACTCCAACCGACTCACGCGCGACACGATTGAGCGCACAGAACCGTTCCTCCGAATGCTTGGCTACCGTGGCCCGTTCGATATCAATACCATTGTCAACGCTGACGGCGCGTGGGCTCTAGAAGTCACCTCGCGTATGGGCTACGACGCTGTCGAGGCGCTCTTCGAGGGGCTAGACGAGCCAGCGGGCGACTTCCTCTTCGACATCGCGATGGGGACGAAGCGCGACATGGCGCTCACTGCCGACACGATGATCGCTGTCCGACTCTCCATCCCCCCCTGGCCTATGAGGAGACCTGATCGTGACAGCGGCGGCGAGCCAGTCCTCGGCATTGACGACGACACACTACTACACCTATTTCTCACAGACCTTGCAAAGGACAGTGGAGAGTTCGTCACCGCCGGCGGAGACGGAGTGTTGCTTAAAGCAACAGCGATTGGCGCCGTTACCCCCCCTAAACCGCTTAACAACGGTAAACGTTCGCGACCTGATTACACTTATGAAGCGCGGCGACGCGTCTACCGTCTCCTCGACAAGATCAAAGTCTCGTCGAAGCAGTACCGCACCGACATAGGCGCGCGCGTCAACAACGACATCGCGCAACTGAAAGAGTGGGGGTGGCTATGAGCCCCACTTTCGACACGAACATTGACCTGCGAGCGAGATGCTTGTGGGCACCGGCACGAGGAGCACCCCACCGCCTCTGGCGACGTGTGACGCGCGCAAGTTCGGGTCCGGCGACTCCGGCAACGCAGCCCGCCGCGGTCGCCTGCGCTTGCGACGGCATTGGGAACCTTTCCCGTTTACTCTTAGCTACCGGACCAGCATATAGAGGCCGACTTGTTCGGTTCGGGAAAGGGGGTTCCCAATGGATTATGTAGGAGAGTATAAACGTTTGCACTACGGTGGTTGGGGAGTGCAAGTAATAGGTTCTCCACGCCACGGCAGCACTATTGCAATCAAACGCGCCAATGGAACTTTTCATCGACACACAGTTAACGAAATAGTGTGGCGTGGAGGGCGATTGTGCATTTGTACTATCGTTCCTGTCACTCGCGAACGACTGAAAGAGGTTTACGGTGGCTGACACTCCTCGCGACGGCTACACGTCCTCCGGCAAGCCAATCCCTCAATACTGGATCGAAGCTGTCGCCAAAGGTAAGACCTTCCGCCGCACCTACGCGCACGAGGAGTCCTGGCCCACGTGGCGGCGTTGGTATCGC